GGACGAATCCTTGCCCGTGCCGCCTTTTGAGGCTTTAATCTTACCATCTGTGGAGTATGTTGCTTCAGCCATATCTCCAGTGCCAGCTCCACCACCAGCAATAAATGGCCCGGCATAAACACTAGTTGAGATAAACAGACAAACGATAAATAAAATGAATTTCTTCATTTGGCACTCCAGTTATTTGCTAAGTTGTTTAAGCTTTTGATTATATATCTTATCTTCAAGCATAGATATTAAAATATGCTCAACCAGTGCTTTAGAAGGTTATGGTCACAATTTATTTAAACAAGCAAATTCACCATGATATTTAATGGCTGCTTCATTATATGCTTTTACTGCTTCTTTCTTCGATGTATATCTTCCAAGATGAATAGCCTTTCTATTTAAACCAATTTTAACCATCCATTTATTTCTACTAGCATCCCAAGACACACCCTTATATCCAGATTTATTATTAGAAGGCTTTCTAGTGTTTCTACTATTTTGACCAGGAGTACATACTCTCAAATTTTCTTTTCTATTATCAAGTCTATTATGGTTCTTATGATCTACTTGAACGCTGTCGTCATCCAAGACATCCATAATAAATCTACTCAAAAGACCAACATAGTTATTCATAACGATATTGTCTTGCATTACACACCATTTTAAATTTTTAACTTTATTATAATCTTCACTGTCTATTAATACTAGATTCTTTGGATTACTAAATTTATCATATGTTTGAATATAACATATATCATTATCAAAAGAAAACTCGTTAGGATCTCTCGGAACCCTTGATAAAATGTATCCATACTTCATAAATTGTCGATAATGTTTCTGACAATATCCCCTGGCAACATGTTTTTCTGAACATCCATCTACCGAGCAAGTTTTCATAAATGTCCTTTCTGAGTAAGAACCTGAGATAGTTTTTAATGGAAACAGAGTCTCAGTACTCTGCTTGTCAGTTGTAATGATCAGTTACAACCTATCCATTAATCCATACTACGACATTGCCTTGAGTTTATTTTTCGATATCTTTTCTTCCAATAAAGAAGTCAAAATAGTTTCAACCAAGTACTTAGATGGTTTATCCTCATTAGGCTTTTGATTATCTTTAGGAGGTTTATCTGCTGCTGGAGCATTTACAGGAATAGGTGGTTTTCCATTCGTATTAGCTCCCGCAACGATAGCCGATAATGGTAGATATTGTGATTGCACAAGAGGTTCTGAGCCATCTTTCAATGGAGGAAGATGCATCTTCTTACGAGACTCGTTTATTGTAACTACACCAGATCCAATATCCATTTTACGAATTTGAGCGTCAATCAATTTATCATCGGTACTAGGATCGTCAAAAGCAAAAAATAAATTGCCATCATATCGTGGCAAGAGTTTTTCATTCAATTTTTCTGCTAAACGAATACACCTTGGACGGATAGTTCTACGATAAAATTGCCTTTCTGCTGCATCAGCATTAGCTCTATTTGTATTCTCTGACCAAAGACTTACAGACTGACCATAAACATTAAAAATCTCTTCACGGATTGCCTTTCTTCCATCGATAAATGCCAATTCGTCAGGTTTTAATCCTACCTGTTGGAAAGTAAGGCCATGATCCAAAAGGCCCATTTTACCTACATTCTGAACTCCAGAATAGACATCGTGCAATTCAGTCTTAAGTCTTTGAAAATCTTCTTCATCAAGAACATCGTCCGTCTCAAAAAATCCAGATGGTCTTCCCATATTTTGAAACATTGAATTGTTGTAAACTTGCATGTTCTCATTTGTATTGTACGCAGCAATACCGGCATTAAGAGGAGCAATTCCTAAGTACATATTATGAGGATTAGGGAATTTAAAATGAATAATTATACTTTCAGGAAATGTATATTCTGTGGTGCCGTATACATATTTGTATCCAGAAATGAACTTGTCTGGATCTGGAATAGGTGTGATTCTATCGGGAGGAATAGTCCAAATTTCTCTAGGAACTTTCAGCTTCTTGTCTTTTAGAATCAACCAGTACGCATTACCAGTCAATTCCTGATAAAGCTCCGTAAGTTCCCACAAATCAAAACTATTATTGAAATTATTGACAGTTCGAAACAAATCAAGAACGGGATGCTCAACAACCTCTTCTATTCCAACTGATTTTCTTACAGCGGGGATTTTCCATATATTATGGAATCTATTTAAATTGTCAATTTTTTCTTCAGACACTGCCTTGGTAGGAAAAATAGTCTTGATATTCTTGGCGGGTTTTGCAAAATACAATCTAAGAGGGGTTTGAGCGACACACTGCGCATTTAATCCTGCAGCGCAATAAACCCATGATCGGTAGGCGTTTAATTGCCTTGTTACGTCTGTATCATAAAGTAATGACTTACCATATTGGAATGGAGACAACAATCTCCGAAGAAGGGGATTTTTTTCGGTTTTTGGACTTTGTTTTTGTCGTCTGATTTCAATTCCAAATGGCAGTCTCATATTTTTATGATCCTATAGGTTTAGACCAGAGTTCAGCTTCCATGTTTCTTCTGATAACTAAACCAGGAAGTTCAGTTTTTGCTCCTCTGACAGACCCATATTTCCATCTTCTCAATTGTTCTGGAACAGATTCGTAATTTCCAAGGTTGAGAAGTCTTAACAAGGTACTATTCACAAATGATCCGTATCCAATATTAAATACGAATGAAACCAAAGCTGAGAATTGGTTTTCATTAAGGTCTACATTGACAGTGTTGTATATGGCTTTCTCAAAATCTTCAATATCGGTTTTAAGCCATTCTTCGGCCTGTTCTATGGTACATGTCATTCCAAGTTTGACTTTAAGCGTATGACCCCAACCAATAGTGGGGATTCCAGATGGACACAAGTAAGCTTTTAAATATAATTTTTCTCGATCTTTAATAATATCGATACCAGATTGATTCATTTTAAGATTACTATTTTTCACTTTTGTCTTTCCAAAATGAATTATTGCCTAGATCGCTTACGGCACGATAATAATGGAAAGCCGATTCTCGTAGTGCGACTCTTTCTATTCGATTTAAAATTCCACTATTAGAACAATGACAATCGACATCGTAAAGTATGTTGTATAAGAAAATACGGTCAGCAAGTTGTTTGTCTATATTGTCTTTACCAAAGTAGTACATCACATCGTGTATATTGCAAGATTCTGTAAAATCGCACCCCAAGAGTGAGTCTGGAACTAAATCTATTTTCCAATCTCCAGGCCCACATCCATTGGATAGTTTGTCTACCTCTTCATTTGGCAAATCCCAATAACACTCATACGGGGCAAGTTTACCATTAATTCTTACTACATCGTCAAAAATGGAACTCATATCATTCAAGCTCTGCAGCTAATTTAGCTCCAAGACACATACCTGAAACCAAATCTTCCAATTTATTAACCGCAACATTCGCACTATCAGCCAATCCAGTAAGTGCTACGAGATTGTTGACTGCCAACACCAATCCAATCTGGTTAAGCCTCCAAGACTCAACCCAAACATGTTCAACAAGGACTTTAATTTCATCTCTAATGGAAGTATTATCTCCAAGCTTATCATTCAATGCACAAATAGTGTCAATATACATCTTAGATTCTGGAGAAACCTGATATGCAATGTATGCGACATCCATTGCCAATGTTTTAACTTGAGTTTGACTAATAACTTGAGAACCAACACAACCAAACATAAAAATAGAAAGAATAATACAAACGATTTTCTTCATCTTTATTCCCCTTCTACGTCTCCGAAAAGATAAAACCACAATGCCGACCAATACGAAGATTCGTATTTAATAAGCCATCCGGTAAATGGAATGACATTTAACCACCAACTCCAAAATCCCCAGATACAACTACAATTTTCATTTTTACAAAGTTTCATTGGTAAACCACCATGAATGATCTTGTCATATTCAGAACCGCAAATAGGACAAGATCCTGATAGTGGTTGATAACACATCATAATATCCTAGCCTTTGGAGATCTAGGTTTTGGTGCAAATGTCAATGTCAACGAATCCCAATGATCTGGACTTCTTCCTAAAGCATCCTTCATTTTATCCTTTGACAGCACTCGGATCTTTCGTGTCGTCTTGTCTTCTTCGTAAGTGATACACATTGCTTCCTCAATAAGCCTTTCATCTGGAGGAAGCATTGAATAATCACTCTTAATCCACTCTGCAGTATCCCAATAGAGTTGATCCCTTAATTTAAAGAACTTTAGTACGTTCTTTTCGTCCTTCTTATACTCCTTGGTAGGTTTTTCTGCTATATTTATTCCAGAAGCTTTGACTCCTGCTTTTCTAAGCAACGGGGCGACATCTACCCCAATACCAATCGAATCCACATTCACATTAAGTGAACTGTCAATCTTGGCTTCGTCAGCAACACGTTCTGCAGACTCATTAGGATGAATACCTTTCCAACTAGTAAATCTTGCTACCCAATCCCCATATCTCTTACATCTACAATTGCTGTCATCTCCAAGGTCGGCAACATCTAAGCCATAAATCGGCCTAACCAATTCAGGAGGATTTTCACCGTGTCTGCTTACCCAATCGTCCCAACGATATCTTGCTCGATCAATAGCGTCTTGAGGAACTAACTGATTTGCTCCTTGTGGACCAAACCTGCCTAAGACTTGGTGGAAGAAACGAGCGTCCGTAACCTTTCGATATCCAGGCTGAAGAGGAGGGTAGACAACTCCCTTATCGTTTTTTGCGGTACATCCAACTAAGAATTTTGGGACTTCAAATGTGTACTGATCAGGCTCGTCGGTAGCATAAAGAGGAATGGAACATTCATTGATTCGTTTTACTGTTATTTCTCTCGAAACTGCCCCTGGATAGACTTCCTTGCCAGTTACCACATTGGGGTGATTGAAGGCTGACAGATGAACCACATTACATTGATTGTCTCTAATTTTGCGATAGACATAGCCAGCCATGATTCTGGGGTTAAACATACAGAGCAAACGAACATGGCCACCTGACATGCAACCTTCGATACCTGTAAATATTTCATCTGGTACTGCATCTGCTTCATCCACTATAAAGAGCATGTACGGACTGTGCTTCCCAGAGAACTTTGCTGTCTTTTGTTCTGGAGCACCCGATTGAGGAATTGCAACACCTGTAATATAATGCCATTCACTGTCACATAAATGCATTACATTGTATGTGTGTCCATTGAATATATCGTCTTTACATTTAGATATCTTCTTTCCTATTTCTCCCCACAAAAGACGTTTTAAATTATCTAAAGGAGGTGCTGCCGCAGTAAATATAAGAGAGCTTGGGTGACATAAATAAAACCATAAAGCCAAACTAGCAGAACTATGCGTATTATGTTCAACGAAGTCTGTTAAATAAACATTGGTAGTCGGAACACTTATCCCGACTGTCGGTTTATCGCCAATGTACTCTACTGATTTTACTTTTTCCCATTTATATCCACTTGGAATATTAACGTATGGCCATTTTAATGTCTTGGTTTTATCATTGTTAATATCAACACATCTATCAAGTGCTTCTTGCTTTCCAAAAAGACCAATATTTTTATTAAATAAGTCGATATTGACTTTATCTCTTATTGTCCATACCCATGCATCGAAACTTTTACCGTCACATTTGGCAAGTTTGTATACAATATCACCT